ACCAACTTCTTGTAGAAGTCCCCCTCGGCCACAGAGGAGTTACAACTATTTCTAGTTGTCTTTGTTTATACTCAACGTATATGTGTACTAGTTATCTTACCGATTGATAACCGGTGATCACACCAAACACCTAATTGGATCAGTAAAACGATCACACTTAGTTGAGTTTTGGTTGCTTTTCTAGACATAAGTCTATCAGTTAGCGTACTGGATTTTGAAGGTTTACTCCCAAGGGTTGCTTCTCTAGATCTAATCTATCAGTGAGCGTACTGGATTTTATAGGTTTACTCCCGGGGCCACAGCTTAGGCTGCCGGCGGAGAAGCTTCATAATACATAGGTGGACTACCTGTCGAAAAATATGTAGTGAAATCTTCTGCTGCCGCCGCATACATGTCGTAAGCTGTGGTAGTGTTCCCATTTGCTTGAATATCCAAATTGAAATGTGGTAATCGTTGCTCTGGGAACGTAGCGGCTGTGGTATAATCTTCGATTTTACCTGGCGTAAACCGCAGGTGGCTATAGTAAGGAACCTCCCAATCGAGTATTGGGTTGATATAGTCAATGGCATACGCTTTGCCTTTGGTTCCTGTGGTGGTTTGATTGGTGACGCCTTGTATGACACCTTCACCACCGGCAGCTTGATTGGCATAAGTTCGCCATGCTGCGGAAGTTAGAGAGTATTGATTTCCTGTTTCTGGAGGACCTCTCTCTACTTCTAAATTAAGGATGCGTGCATCCTTAGACATTGATCCCTTCGGGACAACTTTATATCTGATACCTCCTCGCCAAGCAGAATAACAATTGGTCACCCAATGCAAAAGCATTGTGTTACAATAGGTATAGGGTGCTGCTGCGGCTGTGGTATGAATAGCTCCGGCTACATCACCACGAAGGTATGGCATATTGGCTTGACGAATCAAGAATCTTTGTTGGCCAGCTGCAACGTGCGCAACGGCTGTATGCAATTGATATCTCTTCAAAAGCTGTCTAAAAGATTTAATCGATTCACCTGTATATACCTTAGATATATTGGTCATAGGATCAATGGTGGGTCCAATGGACGCTACATTTGGAGACTCTGCTGTGTCCTGTTCAGCTTGAAAAGAATCTGGATTCTCTTCTCCTGATTGAGGTTTGTACACAAAGGTCTCATGAGTGTCATCTGGAACGAATACCTCAAAGTCATCACCCATACTAACGAATACATTAACTGTCACATCGTTGTTAATTGTACTGTTGGGGGTGGTCAATTCATTAAGAATAGACACTGCTATCACTCCATTTCCCTCCTCTTTCGAGATGTAACGGGTTGTGGAATAAAG